AAGAAATTCATGGAATACGAGGAAAGAATGGTCCAGACCATCGCCGAAGTGGTCGGCGCTGTGCGGGCCGTGGCGAGGGTGGCGGCATGACCGAAGATCAGGCAAAAACAAAGTGGTGTCCGATGGTACGCGCCGGAAACTTAGCTGGCTGTAATCGAGCGGACGCGACAGACAAATGTATCGGATCAGACTGCATGATGTGGCGCATGAAATACGTAGAGCAGCAAGACGAACGTAACGTCAGTGTTCTGATGCCGGATTATTACTGCGGCCTAGCTGGTAAGCCATGAACCTTCAAAAAGTACCCATGATCCGGTCAAAGGCTATCCGCGAGGCGGCTGAGGGAGAAACCTGCACCTGGCCGGGATGCGACGACAAGCGTGGTGTTGTGCTGGCGCACTCGAATATGAGTATCCACGGCAAGGCCATGAAGCAGAAGGCGCATGACATTTTTTCAGCATTCCTCTGCTTCGACCACCACTATATCTACGATAAAGGCCGAAATCTTAGCCAGATTGAAAAAGAATGGTACTTCATGCGCGCCATGAGCAAGACACAGCTGCGCCTAGTCGTTTTGGACATCATCACAATCAAGGGGGCAGAATGAGCTTCCGGTTGGCGAACAAAAGGATGGCGGCCACTCCTACGCCGTCACCGTCAACGGCCTGACCATGACCGGCTGGCGCCGCGGTACACATGCCGAGGTCGAGGCTTACGCCAAGCGCGTATCTGATTACAGCGGACACCGGGCGAAGGGCGCAGTGCCGAAGCCGAACGCGGACGGATCAATCCGCGTGAATTTGAATGGGAAAGTGAAGAAACAGCTACCAAATGCTTGACCGTTCATGCATTAAGCCAATAAGTTTTATATTACAGTTGCTTTTGTAACCTTAGAGGTCGATGGATGAACGCCAACGTTTTATTTGAAATTAAGGCAGAAGCCTTTCGCATAATGACTGGGATGATGGCTCCCGGAAAAGACGTAGGCATGGCTGGCAGCGAGCACACTTACGAAGAGCGTTGCAGAATATGGGGAGATTGGATTGGAAATAATTACGAAGTGATTAATGCCATGCTGAAAGCAGTGGATACTATTTGTCCGGAGGCCGATGAATGATCCCGGTTCGGTTGACGCCAAAGAAGAAGAACAAGTACAACGCTCGAAAGACCGTTGTCGATGGGATAACTTTTGATTCTCTTGGAGAAGCCTGTAGATATGGCCACCTATGTATCTTGCTTCGATCAGGGTCAATAAGAAATCTTGTCGCGCATCCAAGATTCACACTTGAAGTAAACGGACAGAAAATTTGTTCATACATAGCCGACTTCATTTATGAGAATGCCGTTACTGGCGTGCAGATTGTGGAAGATTACAAAGGAAAAAGGACACCGGTTTACAGTATCAAGAAAAAACTGATGAAGGCGTGCCACGGCGTTGAGATTGTGGAGATAACAAAGTGAAAATGCCACGAGTGAGGTCGAGACGATGACGATACCATCCAGCCAGTTCCAAGACCCGTCTTCGGTCATAGAGAAAAAGCAGTTCTTCGATCTCGGCTGTGGCGCCTGCCGATGTCATCAACCAAAGCCGGACCGATCAGAATTTGAATGTATTGCCGGCTGCAAGCAGTGGCCTTATGGAACGAACAGAAGCTGCGGATTCTTCGCGAAGAGAAAAAGAAAGGAGTAATATGCCAACAGTTAAAATAAAAAAGGATAGAGCTGAAATTCAGGAAGTGCTCGAAGCGTGGGCCAGATACAGCCAAGGTAAGGCAGACGGTGGCATAGGATGGCCAGTCAAAACAATGTTGGGCAAGTGGCGTGACGGCCTGCCGACCAATATTTGCCCGATCTGCAACGGTAGGGAGAAGCCGCGCCACAACTGCCCGGTGTGTGGAGGGGATGGCAGAGTGAAGTTGGAGGCAAAGGACAACAAGGCGAATCCAGCATTTATCACCGGAAACGGGCCACGAACGCACTATGACGACGACCCAAGATCGCAGAGGGTAGACTGGCTAATTTGTACCGCACTGACAGAATACCAGCGAACCGTTGTTATCTCAACGTACAAGGTGAACGGAACACAGACGCAGAAGGCCCGCAAGATGGGTATATCTCAGCAATACTTCTCACAGCTATTGGGAGAGGCCCACGAAACGATACTGGAAAGGCTATATGTTTGTTGACTTTCGGTAAAAAACGCATAATCTAGCTAGAGTTGCGAGAGTTACTCACCGCAACCACGAATTCCTCCCCCAGAAGCACCTTAGCCCTCCCAGTGAGGGCATTTTTTCGCCAGGAGGTTTAATGGTCTGGCCGATAAGAAAAAGGCATCTCGGTACACCGGACGGCATAGCCACTCTCGGATCGGATGGTAAGGTTCCCGCAGAGCAGCTACCAGACGGAGGCCCAGGCGTTACGGATCACGGTGCGCTTACTGGATTAGCGGACGACGATCATTCTCAGTACCACACGGATACCAGAGGCGATGCGCGTTATTACACCGAAACAGAGCTAAATGCCGGTCAATTAGACACAAGGTATTTTACTGAGTCCGAAGTAACCTCTTCGCTATCTGGAAAATCAGATACGGGGCATACACATTCCGGCGTTTATCAGCCGGTTGATGGTGATTTAACCGCTATTGCGGCGCTAACCGGGACAGGCGGATGGGCAAAAAGGACCGCTACAGACACCTGGAGTATCGCCACGCCGTCTTCGGCGGACGTAGGGGCAGATGCGGCGGGTACGGCCTCTGCGGCGGTCACAGCACATGCCGGAGAGGCTGACCCGCATACCGGATACCAGAAGGAATCAGAGAAAGGGGCTGCTAATGGGTATGCAAGTCTAGGAGCCACTACAGTAGTACCAACTGCACAACTAGGTAGTGGTACTGCTAATTCTACTACCTTCTTGAGAGGGGACCAGGTTTATGCCGTACCTGCCGGTGGGGCCGGAATCACCGGAACTTCCGTCATCAGCTTCGGCGCAACGCCTACCGATGAGGCGACCGCCACCGTGACGACGAGTGGATTGTCCGCAACAGACCATATCAATGCATTTACCATGCGGGACACAACCACGGGTGGTTCTGACGTGGCGAACGGTGTAGATGAACATGAAATGCTTGCTGTTTTCGGTCGGTGGTCGTGCATTTATGTATCGGCTACCGAGTTCACCGCAACGTGCAATTTAATCGGCGGTCTTGCCATCGGAGAATTCAAGTTCCGATGGTCACAGGCTTCATAGAGGAACTACATGAGTTGGATTAACAGGATTCTAGGAAAAGACGGAATCACGCAACTAGGTGTCGATCCCTATTTTAGCGCAGCAAGAGTCTCGCCGCGTCCACTCGATCTTACTAATGGCGGTTCGTATAGCGTAGGCATGCGATCCGGAACGCTGGCCGCCACGTTGGCTGCGAACGGTTTGCTGTTCGGCTTTCAATGGGCGTCCGCAACGCACCTTGCCGTTATTCACAGAATCAAGGCGCAGCTGTGGGCGAATCTGGCTTTCACGGCAGCCTTCAATGACATGTCGTTCTGTGCCATGCGGACTCGTTCATATTCCGTTGCCGACACCACCGGGACCGGCAATACTGCCGCTACCTTAACCGGCAATAATGGAAAGAAAAGAACCTCCTACGCCACCAGTCAGTTTGCAACCGTTGGTGCTATTCGTTGTGCCGGTACGGCGGTGATCGCCGGAGGCACAGGAACGGACGACACGAACTTTTTGGCCTGCTCAACCTTTGGCAAGCCCAATAACGTGAACGCGGCGGCGGGTACAGAGTTCCTCGATACTCAAGGAGCGATCTTGCTCGACTACCAGCCTTCTCTCGCGGACGGCGAATCCCCAGACGTGTACGCCCAGAACGAAGGTTTCCGCCTTAGAAACGGTCCTATTGTTTGGCCCGCGGCTGGAACCGGTGTTCTTTCCGTAATGATTCAGTGGTCAGAGATAGAGCTGGCCAGATTCCCTGGGTAACGCTATAGGAAAGTAAATGGATAACGGACCACAACTACTCGCTGGACTACTGACAGGCATACAAAGGCCAGGGACGCGCCACAAACACGATCAACCTGCGTAAAGCCTACACGGATTATGCGGTAAACGAACAAAGCTCGGGCAGTGCACCACTCTCTTTTGAAGAATGGGCCAAGGCGAATCATCCTGATATGCCGATACTCGGCAAGTGAGGTATAATCAAATGCTTATGTTTGTTTAAGGTAAAAATGGCTAAGGGCGCACCAGAAGGAAACCAGAATGCTGTGAAGCGTTCCAGATTGGTCGGGGATACGCTGAGGAAGGTTGCCGCCCAGAACCCTGAAAAGCTGCGCCGCGCTTGTGAGATATTGCTAGACAAAGCCGCAGAAGGCGACACAGCAGCTTTCAAAGAGTTTAGGGACACGCTGGACGGAAAGCCGAACCAATCCATAAGCGGCCCAGACGAAGGCCCGATCCAAGTCAACGACCCGTCACGACCTGTTTTGAACAAAAAGGAGTGGCTAAAACTTCATCATGTGGGAACCACAACCAGGGCCACAAAGTAGCGCACTGACAGCAGACTGGTGTTCAGAGATATTCTTCGGCGGTGAGAGAGGCGGCGGCAAGTCAGACTTTCAGCTCGGCTATCAGGAAGACGGCGCGCTCCGATACAAGAACGTCTGGCGCGGCATCATGTTCCGCAAGACGTACCCGGAGCTTGAGGAACTACAGGCCAGGGCCACGGAAGTATTCCCACTAGAAGGCTCTGTCTTCAAGACGCAGCCAAGCGCTGGCTATCCGTTCAGCAACTGCTGGTACTGGCCAAATGGCGCATCCGTCAAGATGCGTTACATCGAGAACGAGAAAGACTATGGCCGATACCACGGCCACCAATACACAGGGATCAGCTTTGACGAAGTAACCGAGTACCCAACGCCTAACGGCATTCTCAAGATGATCTCCACTCTGAGAAGCCCGGCAGGTGTCCCGTGTACCATGAGACTTACTGGGAACCCAGGAGGCGCCGGTCATGGATGGGTGAAAGAGCGGTATATCAACGTATCACAACCATACCTGCCATACGTTGACCCGGATACCGGGTTTGCCCGCATGTTCATACCCAGTAAGACCAGTGATAACCAGATTCTCATGGAGAATGACCCAGATTACCGGGCCAGAATCCTTGCGGCTACAGCAGGGAATGAAGCCCTTAGACGGGCATGGTTAGAGGGTGACTGGAATATCATTGCTGGCGCTTTCTTTGAGATATGGCGAGACGCACGGAATGTTGTTAAACCGTTCGAGATACCGGAACACTGGATGCGCTTCATGTCCGGTGACTGGGGATCGGCCAGGCCGTTCAGCTTTGGATGGTGGGCCATCGTCTCTGACGACTACCAGACAGAAAGCGGCTTGACTCTCCCACGTGGCTGTATGGTTCGCTACCGTGAGTGGTACGGCGTCAAGCGAGACAAGTCTGGTGCTCCAACATCCAATGAAGGCTTAAAACTGACCGCTGAAGAGGTTGGGATAGGCTTGGCGGACATGGAGAAAGAAACCAACATCAACTACCGGGTTCTAGATCCTGCCGCATTCTCTGAGGACGGTGGGCCGTCTATCCATGAGCGGATTTACTACGGCAGCGGTAGAAAGATGATGTTTCGCCGGGCCGATAATGCCCGCGTGGCCAGGCTTGGTTCTATCGGTGGCTGGGACCAGATGCGCTCACGATTAATCGGAGAGGACGAGAAACGACCAATGGCAGTCTGCTTCTCAACCTGTAAGGACAGCTCCAGAACGATCCCGACCCTACAGCACGACAAAGACCGTATTGAAGATCTGGACACAGACGGCGAGGATCACGCCGCAGATGATTGGCGTTACGCCTGCATGTCCAGACCATACGTTAAAGACAAACCAAAGCCAAAAGACACACAGCTATTCAAGCCGCAATCGCTTGACGAACTGCTCAACGCACAACCGAGACAAAAAGGACGCCAGAGGATATGAAACTCGCTTTACTTAAAGACGAGAACGGTAATCAGGCTTTGGTGGTTCGGATCGACGAGAAGCCAGAAGGCGAAGCCTACGTGCAATTCACTGAAACCGACAAGGCGTCTGATGTGGCACGTAAGCTGCGTGACCTTGCAGACTCAATTGAAGGCGCATTAAATGGCTAAGAAGCTGTACAAGAACGCGCCTGAGAAGACAGACGCACAGAAAACCAGAGACGCCTGGCTAAGCGTCCTCAAGAAAGAATCCAAGGCCAACGACAAGAAGCGTGACCGCGCCCAGAAGGTTGTGGACGTGTACGCAGACGACCGCGAAGACCGGGAGACAGATTCCAAGTTCAATATTCTGTGGTCGAATACTCAGGTTCTGCAAGGCGCCCTGTACTCCAACACCCCAAAGCCTGATGTAAGGCGCCGCTTCCTCGATAAGGATCCGATCTCCAGAGAAGTGGCTACTGTGCTTGAGCGCGCCGCATCTTTCACAGTGGATAGCTACGACTTCGACGGCACGGCAGATGTAGCGGTAAACGACCATCTGGTTGCCGGGTATGGACAAGTCCGTATCCGGTACAAGCCCTATTTCGACAAGTCACCAGCTATCCCCGTAACAGCAGAGGAAGACGGCACATTCCGGTACAACGGGGAATTGGTAGAGCCTGAGATTATCGACGGTCAGGCCATGTATGCGCCTGATGAGATCGTTTATCAGGAGATCACCTGCGAACCAGTTGAGTGGAAAAAGTTCAGGTGGGATCACCTCGCCAAGCGTTGGGAGGACGTGAACTGGTGCTGTATCGATCACTACATGACCCGCACAGAGCTGGTCGAGAACTTCGGAGATGTTGGGAAAAAGGTCAGTCTTACTCACTCGGAAGGCTCTAAAAAGAAGTCCGAGTCAGATCAGACTCATGCCCTTGTCCATGAGATTTTCGACAAGAAAAAGCGCCAAATCGTCAGCGTTTCCGAGGGCTACCGGGAAGGCCCGATTGAAACCGTAGACGATGAGCTAGACCTTTCTGGGTTCTTCCCGTTCCCCAAACCTCTGTTCGCCTCTCAGTCTGGTGGGTTGTTCCCGAAACCTGATTACTTGTTCTACCAGGATCAGGCCGAAGAGTTGAACGTAGTCACTGCTCGTATCGAGGCGCTTGTTGACGCCCTGAGAGTCCGTGGTGTTTATGACGCCAGCTTCAAGGAACTGGAGAACGTCCTACAGTCTGGCGATAACCATCTGACGGCGGTTAAGGACTTCGCGGTAAGGTTTGACGGTAAAGACCTGCATTCCGTAATCGCCTTTGTCCCGCTGGAAGAGATAGCCAAAGTCATTGCCGGGCTTTACCAGCAGCGCGACCAGATCAAGCTCACAATCTACGAGATAACCGGAATATCGGACATTATCCGAGGTTCTACGGACCCCAATGAGACGTTGGGCGCGCAACAGATGAAGGGCCGGTTTGCGGATATGCGGTTATCCCGCAGACGCAACCGGGTTAACGCATTCCTGCGAGACATCATCCGTATCAAGACGGAGATCATTTCAGAGCACTTCGAGCCAGTGACCTTGCAGTTGATGACTGGAATCGAAGTAACTCCAGAAATGCTCAAGATCATGCGTTCCGACGCCTTGAGAGCCTACAAGGTAGACGTTGAAACAGAGTCCACGGTTGCCGTAGACGCCGACGCAGAGCAGAAGAACCGACTTGACGCTTTGGGCGCCCTGACCACGTTCTTGCAGTCAGCCGTCCCAGCTATCCAGGGCGGTTTGCTACAGCCAGAACTGGCCAAGGAACTTGCTCTATTTGGCATACGAGGCTTCAAGCGGTCACGCCAGCTAGAGGATGTTATCGAGCGTCTCGGGTCACAAGACAGCGACCCAGCGGCCATGCAGGCACAGCTACAGCAGGCCACGCAACAGGTTCAGCAGTTGCAGCAGCAGTTACAGCAAGGCGCACAACTGCTTCAGGAGGCCCAGCAAGCGGCTGAAGGCAAGCAGATGGAGATTGGTGCTAAGTCTCAGATTGAGATGGCCAGGCTTCAATCAGAAGACCGCAGGCATTCAGAAACCATGCAGCTTGAGCGCGAAAGACTTACAACGCAGGAGAATACCAAGCTCCAGAACGCCGCCCTGCAAGAAGACACAAAGAGGCAAATAGCGGCGCTCAACGCGAAGTTCGATCTGCTGATTGCCAAATTAACCAAAGAGGCAATGCCTGAAGAGGCGGAGGAACCTTAAATGGCTGGAGTAATTAAATTAACGCCTGATTCTACTGGAAATAGAATAGTAGAACCTTTTTTACCAAGAACAGCATTAGCAAACGGAGTAGCCGTAGTCGTTCCTATGTTAGGAGCATCTATTCCGTCTACTGTCTGGGTCGTCCCAGCTGCAGGCGATACCGTACTTGTCGAATACAGCATGGACGGTGACGCTACATATGAAAACTGGCCGAATGGCTCGGTGACTGCTCGCTCTAAGGATTCTCTGGTCAGCGGCATCACGCATCTGCGCTTCACGCGCACCGCCGGATCAGGAACAACCTCAACCTACGGTGTGAGCTAACATGGGAGGAATATGGGCTAGTTTGCAGAACGGGGTTACACTTCTACGCAATACAATTACCGGTGGATATGGAGGATTAATTTCTTTCGGGGCAAATGCAGTGCCCACGAGCGGAGAGCATAATTTACTTTTTACTGGTGATCCTTCCGCTGGTGCTGGTAAAGTTACTACGGGAAGTTCGAATATTGCGGTGATTGGCTCTGGCGGCCTTGGTTATTTATCTGCCGGAAATGTCACCGGAAACAATAATGTTGTCATGGGAGAAACAGTACTCACTGTTATAACCAGTGGGCATGAGAATATTGTTCTTGGGTATCAGGTTGGTACGCACATAACAACTGGGTATCGGAATATTATTATCGGAAGTACTTCTGATCCTGAAGCCGTTGTTACCCCTATCGTGGGATTCGATAACATCTTGATTGGAGCCGATCTCTCAATTACCGGAACAGGTGTATCCAACGTCATCGGTATTGGAGTAGCCCCAACAGTAATAAATTCGTGGACAGTCGGTAAACTTGGAAAAAAGCAGTCTATCTACGAAGGATCAAATGCGGCAATGGGCGTTTCAACCCTTGTAGCAGGTACAGTAACGGTGTCGAATACGTTAGTGACGGCCAACAGTAGAATTTTCCTCACTGCCCAGAATGCTTCCGGAACACACGGAGTTTTAGGTATATCCGCGCGTGTAGCGTCAACGAGCTTTACAATAACTTCTTCATCCGGAACAGATACTCGACTTATTGCTTGGGAAATCAAGGAACCAAGTTAAAAAATGAAGGACTATATTTCATCGCAGATTTCGGAATCCACGATTGTGTTTTCTGCCAATCCGACATGAACCATGCAACGTGAACAATATCATCACCGACCAGAATCCAGCATTCATCAAATACGCCGCCAGAGTACTGAAAGTTGACGGTTTCGGCCCATGTAAGACGCTGGCTGTCAGTGACGGTGAGTCCATTACCGCTGTCATCGTTTATTCACGGTTTGACGGGAATCAATGTGAGGCGTCCATTATTTCCATCAAGCCGACTTGGGCCAATAAATCCATTCTGGCCATGATCTTTGGATACCCATTTGAACAACTCGGCTGTAACCGTATATCGGTTATCTGCCGGGAAGATAATGAAAAAGCTATCGCTTTAGCTGAGCGACTCGGGTTTGTCCGGGAGACAGCAGATACAGGGTTGCGCGGGTACTGTACAGACGGTGCGAACGCGCATGTTCTCGGAATGCTCAAACACGAATGCAGGTGGATAAAACATGTCTAAAGACCTCCCATCCGCTCCCGGTGGATATGATTGGACACCGGCCGGTCCTCTTACCCAAGAAACAGATACGACTTATGGCGGCGGAAAGCCAGGCAAAGCCCCTACCCAGAAGGCACCAAAGGCGCCTGATCCTTTTGAACTGATAAGGCTTCAGGGCACGGAAAACCGCCTGAACGAAATCGGCCCGTCCGGTTCCACAATGTACAACCGCGACCCAACTTCCGGTGTGTGGACGGCTAATCGCACGTTCTCTCCAGAACTTCAGGGTTTGTATGACCAGCAAGTTGGAATGATGCAGGGAGATCCGAACGCCTACAACCAACAGGTTGCGGATACGCATTTCGCCCGTTCCCGCGCTCAACTTGATCCGATGTTCACGCAGCAGAATCGCGCACTTGAGCAGAAACTGGCGGACCAAGGGTTGCCGATTGGTTCCGAGGCATATGGCGGTGAATGGGACAGAACCCAGAGGATGCAGAACGAGGCGCTTCAAGGCGCTTCCCGTGACGCCACGCTGTCAGGGACTCAGGTCGGAATGCAGCAGCGTCAGAACGAATTCAACCAGATGGCCGCATTACTCGGTGGTCAACAGGTCGGGCCTACATCCCCAATCGACGTTACCGGACCTTTCGCCAGTCAATATCAGGGACAGTTGAATTCCGTCAATTCATCTAATGCCAATGCGGCTCAGCGGAACGCCCAGACAACGAGTGGTGCGGCTTCTCTTGCCAGTCTTTTGGCTATGTTCCTCTAAGGACTAAAAATGCCGCAACTCTTCAAATACTCTGGACAGACCGGATCACCAGATCAGCAAGATATCGACCAGAAAAAGAAACTTGCCCAGTTGATTCAGATGATGTCCATGCAACCGAACCAACAGGCCATCGCCAGTGGATCTCCGCTAGTGGCGGCCTCCGCTCCGATCTTGCAGGCTCTGGCTGCCAAAAAGGTTGGGCGTAATGCGCTCTCCGAGCAGGAAGCATTAAACGCTTCCCGCATGCAGGACTTCCAGAACGTCGTTCAGGCCGGCCAAGGTACACCGGCACAGGCCGGACAACCATTCGTTGACGAGCAGGCGCAATTCATGGGCCTTCCGTCACCGGAAGGACTGAAAGCGACGCCAGACGTAGCCGCTGTACCGGGAGGCCGTGAAGCGATGGTCCGCGCAATGCTTGAGGCGAAAGACCCACAGCTTAGGATGGCTGGATTGCAAACCATGGTTGGTAAACCTGGCGATCAGCCTTCAACTGTTCAGGAATGGAATTTCTTCAACACCATGAACCCGAAAGATCAGGCGCGCTTTCTGGAAATGAAGCGCAATCCGAACATCATGAATTTGGGCGGTGAGTTTGCCGTTCGTCAGCCGGGCGGTGGTGTTGGCGAACGCTATCAAGTCACGCCTAAGCCTGAACAGATGCCAGCATTCCAGGGCGCGCAGGAGCGGGCCAAGGCTACCGAGAAAGCGGCTGTAGGCATGGAGGAAGAATTTGCCAAGAAAGGCATAAAGGCCAAGAACATGAACGACCTTATCGAGGAGGCCCGTAGTAACCTGACAAATGCTTCTGGTGGATACGCCGGTACGGCAGTATCAGCGGTTAAGGGCGCAGCCGGCGTATCCGACAAAACGACCCAAGCAAACCGGAAGCTAAAACTTATCGGCGGTTGGATGGTCAGCAATGTGCCTCGCATGGAAGGCCCGCAATCCGACTTTGACGTGAAGAACTATCGAGAAATGGCGGCAACGGTTGGCGACACCACGATTCCCATTGAAGACAGGATGGCCGCGCTTGATACGCTTCAGCAGTTGCAGTCTAAATACTCTGGCACTGCGCCTGCCTCGAACATCGACGAACTCCTGAAGAAATACTAATGGCCTACGACATTGCCAGGCTAGAACAGGCTTTAGTGAACGCCGACAAAGCAGGAGACACGGAAGCGGCCAAGACGTTCGCGTCTGAGATTCGCAAACAGAGAGCGCAGCCGCATGTCACTCAGGCGCAGCCTTCTAAACCATCACTGATGGATGTAGCCACCGGACCGGCCACAATGGGCGATTGGGCAACAGGCATTAAACAGACCGCTCAGGAAGTCATAACGCCAGAATACTGGAAAGGCGTAGGCCAGAAACTCACTCAGCAAACGCCTGATATTCCCATGGAGAACGGCAGGCTTGCTGGCGTTAAGCCTTTGTCCGAGTCGCTGAAGCCTACGCCGGAAAGCAACAAAGCAATGGACTTGATGCTTTCTGTAAATCCTGTTTCATCCATTACCAAGGCGTCTTTGTCTGGGATCGTTGGAAAACCTGCAGGAACCACGGCAAATGCCGGTATCCAGAGAGTAGCCCAGGAATCAGCGAAGGCAGGTTATGTCATTCCGCCTTCATCGGTGACACAAGGGAAAGGCAGCGCCGTTTTAGAAAGCCTTGGCGGTAAGTTGCTTACCGAGCAGAAGGCTTCTCTTAAAAACAGAGACGTTACTAACTCTCTGGCTAAGCGCGCCTTGGGTCTTTCTGACGATACACAATTATCCGACGACGTACTGAACGCCATCAAGAAGAAAGCCGGTGAGACTTACGAAACCCTGAAAGGTGCCGGAAAGTTTGTGGCAGATAATGAGTTTTCCAAGGCACTGGATGACGCCTCAAGCGGGTATCGAGAATTTACGAAAGAATTTCCGGAACTTGCCAACAAGGAAGTGGATAACTTGTTGCAGGCTTTCAACAAGCCCAGCATGTCGGCGAATGGATTAGTTGAAGGTGTCAAGAAGCTCAGGTTCGACGCTGGCAAAAACATGAAGGCGATGGACCCGGAGAAAGCAACGCTTGGCCGGATTCAGAAGAAAGTAGCCAATGCCGTTGAAGATTTGATGGAACGGAATTTAACGGCTCGCGGCATGAAAGACGTTGTTGATAAGTTCCGGGCAGGACGGACTATGTACGCCAAAGCCAGCACCATCCAGGAATCGCTGGACGAAGCCGGTAATGTCTCAGCCAAGTCAATCGCCAAAATGATGGACAAAGGCAAACTGATGACCGGCGAGATGGAAACAATCGGTAAGTTTGGAACCATGTTCCCGAAGGCCGCTCAGGACGTAAAACGCAGCATGTTGCCGGGAAGCCCTCTGGATTGGGCTGTAAGCGGATCCGTGTCAGGGATTACCGGAAACCCTGCCTATATGGCCATGCTCGCAGCACGACCCGCTACTCGCGCCCTGCTGCTTTCCAAGCCATACCAGAAAATGATTATGCAGCAGCCGAATATGGCTGTGAACGCTTCCGGTGGTGGATCTGAGGCGATGGCCAGGTTATTGGCTTCAATTCAGGCTCAAAGCCAATGATCTTCTGCATAAGCAGCCAGAAACAAAGCCAGTATGGCGATGATAAACCATCCCATATCGAAGTCCTCGTAGGGTAAGCAAATGCCACTATACACTTACAAATGCCTTCAATGCGGCAGGGTCGAGGACGCCTATCGTTCCATATCCGAACGAGACAATGGCCCGGAATGCCACGGGAAAATGACTAAGATCATCGTCCCGACAATGATAGGAACCATCCTAGGTGTCGCATCAAACCCAGGTTATAGCTGCCCCGTAACCGGTGAATTCGTTACCGATAACCGGAGACGCAGACAGATCATCAAAGAACACAATTTAATCGAAAAAGGTTGAACGAGGGCAGGCATCCCGCCTAGCTCAGGTCAATTAGGAGAATTACATGGCCCGTGAACAAAACAAGCCGACCGACTGGCGCGAAGAGATTGGCAAGGCGATTGACAGCAAAGAGCCTGAAGTAGAGGTAAAGGCGGAAGAGGTTGAAGAAAAAGAAACGCCAGAGGTTGAAGAACCAGAAGGCCGTCAACGCGACGAAACAGGCAAGTTCAAGGCCAAGGAAGAGAAGGAAGAGAAAACAGAGGTCAAGACAGACGAGGTAGAAAAACCCGTCGTTGTCGAAAAGATCGACCCGCCCGCCCATTTCACGGCGGATGAAAAGAAATTCTTTGAAAGTCTGGCACCCGAGCAGCAGCAGTGGATCGCTTCGAGCGTAAAGCGCATGTCCTCCACGGTGGACAAGCGCATGCAGGAGCTGTCCACGCATCAGCGCAGGGCGCAGGCTTTTGATGAAGTGCTGTCACCGTATCGTGACCAGTTCGCTCTGCAAGGCATGGATGACGTGTCAGCCGTTCGTTTTCTCACGGCCACGTATACACAATTGCAGAAAGATCCGGCCAACACGATCAAGTGGTTGGCACAACAGTATGGCGTCAACCTTAATCAGCAGGAAGCGGATCAAGACCCGCAGACCACGCAGGTTATGGGTGTCGTCCAGCAGTTACAGAAGAGCCTCCAGGAAACGCAACAGACAATCCAGCAAGAGCGGTATAACAACCAACTAGGCAAGGTCAACCAATTTGCCGCAGAAAAGGACGCCCAGGGTAACGCCAGGCGACCTCATTTTGAAGCAGTGGTTGGCGACATGATGAAGCTCATCAAGGGCGGAATCGTGCCACCGGACGACCTACAGACTGCCTACGACCGCGCTGTATTGTTTCACCCCGAGCTAACGCCCGTCGCACAGCCTCCCGCTCCTAAACCGACTACCGTAGAAACTACGGATGTCGTTAAGGATGCGGCGGAGAAAGCGGCACGCGCCAAAAAGGCGGCGGCAGGAGTGAAAAGCGGAGCCGGAAGCCCGAACACACAAGCGCCAAAGAGCCAGCGCGATACCATCGCTGATCTGGTCGAGGCGTCCATGAAATGAACATAAGGAGTTAAATCATGGCAACAATCAATATTGGCGAAATTGCCGCCACTACCCTGCGTAACCGCAGTGGTGAATTGGCGGACAACGTCAGCAACCACAATGCCGTTTGGCATCGCCTGAACAAAAAGGGCAACATCCGTCCTCTGGATGGTGGCCGTGACATCGTTCAGGAACTGGAATACGCCGCGAACGGCACGGTGGCGTGGTACAGCGGCTATGAAACCCTGTCCACCACACCAACTGACGTTTTCGACGCCGCGACCTACGACTGGAAACAGTTGGCCGGTACGGTGACGATCTCCGGTCTGGAAGAAATCAAGAACTCAGGCAAAGAGGCGATCATTAACCTGATTGACTCGCGCCTGAAGAACTTGGAACGGAGCCTTATCAACACCGCGGCTACCGCTGTTTATGCGGACGGCACCGGATCGTCCGGTAAGGAGTTGGGCGGTCTTCAGCTCATCATTGATGATGATCCGTCCTCGTCCAGCACGGTTGGCGGGATTAACTCGGTGACATATACGTTCTGGCGCAATCAGTACAGCGCCGCAGCGGGCACGTCATCTGGCAACATTCTGTCCCGCATGAACACCATGTGGCTGTCTTGTCTGCGTGGTAAGGACAAGCCGGACCTCATCACGTCGGATGCCAACTTCTACACGGACTTCGAGGCTTCGCTTCAGCAGAACCAGCGGTTCACCGACGCCAGCATGGCGGAGGCCGGCTTCGAGGCGCTGAAGTACAAGACGGCGGATGTTGTCTATGACGACCAGTGCACGACAAACCGTATGTACTTCATCAACTCGGATTACCTGTTCCTGCGTCCTCACAAGAGCCGCCAGTTCGTTCCGCTTGAAGACCGTATGGCCATCAATCAGGACGCCTATGTAATCCCGGTGGTGTGGGCGGGCAATATGACTTGCTCGAACCGCAGTCTCCAGGGCGTCATCATCGCAAGCTAAGGAGAATCGACAATGGCATTTAATCCTGTTGAAAGTTACGTTGTGGAGCAGGCCATCGCCGATACCTCAACTACCCTGAAACATCCTCTCGGGACAGTGGTTCGCGCCGTGGACCCGACGTATGGGATGGGTGAGTTTATCTATCTGCTTGGCGTGGCCTCTACTGAGGTCGGTTTGGTCGTCAAATACAACGCAACCACCTACCAGACAGCCGTAGTGACGGCCACGGCCGTGCAGGCTGTTCCGGTGGCGGTTGCGATGTCTGCGAACGTCGCTGGCCAATACGGCTGGTATCAGATCAGCGGTAATGCGGTCGTGAAGAAGACCGCTGTTGCCGTAACCCCGCAGGTTACGTTGTTTATCTCGGCAACGGCTGGTCGCGTAAAGGTGCTGGCATCTGCCGGTCTGCAAGTCGTTGGGGCGCGCAGCGCGAACCTGGCTACAATTGCTTCCGGCACTTCAACGGTGGTCGTGACGGTTGATCGTCCGCATCTCCAGAGCCAGATCACCTAAGTTTCAGAAAACCATGTAGTACAATGGGGGCCGGGTAACACCGGCCCCTTTCTCTAACATGACAGAGGATCGAATGTTAAACATTGTCTGTGTGCAGCAAGGTAATTTCGAGGGACGCGGAAGCGAGTATGTAAACGTCCTGTTTGATATGGTCAGCAGAAACTTGGCCGAAGGATTCAAAGGCCGGTTTGTCTGCTTTACCGATGACCCTAGAGGGCTGGACGAAGGTATAACCGAAAGACCATTACTGAAAGGATTAAATGGCTGGTGGAACAAACTCTATTTGTTCGCGCCCGGCCTATTCGACGAAGGCGACCATATTTTGTACTTTGATCTGGATACGCTGATTACCGGAAGGCTCGATGAAATCGCGTCCTATACGGGTGAATTCGCTATCCTCCGTGATTTGTTACATGGCGAGCAAGGCGTGTACAACAAATGGCAGTCTGCCGTTATGTCGTGGCGCGCTGGTTTTGGATCGCACCTATGGCAACGGTTTGACGAACAAGGATTCCCGGATATATCAGGAGGGGATCAGGCATGGATTGAGAGAAATCAGGACAATGCAGATATTCTGCAAGACCTGTATCCTGGTCTTTTCAGTTCCTACAAGAAATCCGGCAGAAAGCATCCTAAGACGGAATCCGTGGTCTGTTTCCATGGGCGCCCAAGGCCGCATGAAGTCATAGACGGATGGGTTCCGGAAGTCTGGAAAATAGGCGGCTGGTCGAGAGCCGAACTGGATTCATTCTGCAACACCGAAACCACTAAGGTTAACGCTAACATCGTGTACTCGGTGAGTCTCGGACTGCCGGCATTGGAACCGAAACCGGACCATTCTGGCCACGTCTGCATTGTCGGCGGCGGTCCGTCTTTGCCGGATTCTTTGACAGAGATCAAAGCAATGCTTGGTTTCGGTCACAAAGTCTGGGCGCTCAATAATACCCATGACTGGCTGATAGATCGCGGGATTATCCCAGACGCCTGTGTGTTTCTGGATGCAAGGCCGGAAAACGCTGCGTTTGCCAAAAGAGCCAGAAATGATGTGCTTTACTACGTTGCCTCACAGTGCGATAAGTCCATGTTCGAGGCTTTATCCGGTAAATCCGTGGCCACTTACCACAATGCCACAGAAGGCGCCCAGGAGACTCTGGAGCCGATTACAACGGGTGATTTGCACCTGTTAGGTGGTGGTACTACGGTCGGCATGAAAGCCATCGTAATAGCCAGATTCATAGGGTTCAAAAACTTCCATTTGTATGGGTTTGACAGCTCCTATAGAGAGCCTGAAGGCCACGCCTACCCACAACCGATCAATGATAATGACCGTGCGTTGGATATTGTCTGTGAGGGCCGCAAGTTCAAATGCGCCCCTTGGATGGTGACACAGGCGAATGACTTCATCGAACTGGCAAATATGCTCGTTGAGCAAGACTGCCTGATTACCGTTGGCGGTGACGGGCTTATCCCATATGTCGCCAGAATGATGGCTACACCAACAGTCACCGCCGCCGATGTACGTATGTTGGAAATCCTGAAACGAGTAAAGCCTGAGTTTCCGATTGGTGCAGAAATTGGGGTTTTTGCCGGTGATTTGTCGTCAAGGCTTCTTGCCTGCAACGGTCTGATTCTGTACATGGTGGACTCCTGGGCAGGACACGGTGAAAGCTATTGTGGTGACTCGGGGGATTGGCACGCCGGGCTTACACAAGAGAAGCAAGACGAGTACTACACGCTAACAAAAAAGCGTGTGGCGTTTGCCGGCGATAGGGCCAGGATCATCAGAAAAACGTCAGCGAACGCCGCGCAAGACATCAAAGACGGTTCTCTTGATTTTGTATTCATTGACGCCGATCACTCTTACGAAGGTTGCAGGAATGACATTAACTCATGGTGGTCAAAGGTTAAGCCGGGCGGGCTGTTGTCTGGCCATGATTATGAAAATGTTGATTTTCCTAAGTTCGGAGTTACAAAGGCGGTGAAGGAGTTTTCTTCCTTGACAGGATTGAGTCACGAACTGGGAGACAATTTCACTTGGTTTATTACTAAACCGGAGGTGCTATGAGCCGCGAAGAACAGGGGTTGTATGCCGAATTCCATCTGCACCCGGTTTTACAGCCAGAGGAAAGCCATAAGCAGGGTAGACCTGTCCACAAAGACGAGCTTTACATCCAAATCCAGATCAAGGGCCAGAAGAATCAAATTCGTGACCGCAAGGCGAACGAACAGGACAAGACAGACTTTCCAAAGGCTTGGACAATCTGGAACAACAAGGAGAAAGAACTTGTTCTAGGCACTCCGCTTTCCGCCATTCCCGGTATCGGTCCCAGCATGGAACTTGAGCTTAAACAGCTCGGTATCCATACCGTCGAGGACATGGCGGCTTTAACCGATGCGACCATGGACAAGTTCAGGGGCGCCAGGATGCTGAAGCAAAGAGCCGTTGCCTATCTCGAAGCCATCAAGATTTTCCCGGAACCGGAAGAGCAACCGGAAAAGACAGAAACAGATGAACCCGTGGACATTGCATTGATGAACCGTTCAGCAGATGTCATCCCGGCGCCGAAGCGCGGTCCTGGTAGACCCAGAAAGGTGCTCCAATGAGTTTATTGACGATTTGTCAGGACGCGGCGACCGCTTGCGGATTTCCGTCTCCGACCTCTGTCGTGGGTAGTACGGATAAAACCGCCGTTCAGCTTCTTTCGCTTTCAATACGGGAGGGAAACTTCCTTAGCATCCAGAAGGATTGGTCAGAGCTTGTCTCTGAGCACACCTTCGTTCTGGCGACCGCCGATCAGGACTATGTGTTACCGGATGATTATCGCTGGATCATACCCATGACCACATTCGACAGGGACGACAGTCGTATTGTCCTCAATCCTCTTTCCAGCCAGGACTGGCAATTCCTCAAGGCGTGGACTTCTATCTCCGGGCTTACCCGCCGGGCCAGAATCCGTTCCGGTCAGATGGAATTCGAGGCCACGATTTCCGCTGCCGACAATGGCAAGACAATCGCATTTGAGTACCTTTCAAGGTACTGGGCCGAGACATCAGGCGGAACCGCCAAGGCTCGGTTCACACTGGACACTGACGTAGCGAGAATTGATGAAGAATTAATGACGCTCGGTGTTATCTGGCGGTTTCGCAGAGCGAAAGGCTTGGACTTTGTTGACGAACGCAACGAATACCAATCGTCACTTTTGAAAATAAAATCAGCGGACGGCGGTTCACGGACTCTGAGCATGAACGGGACAAATCTTCGTAGTCTCGCTTTGACATTCCCGAATGTACCGGAAACCGGATATGGCAGTTAGGTCTAAAGTAAGAACGCTCCCTTCCCCGATCGGTGGATGGAATACGCGCGATTCCCTTGCGGAAATGCCGAAAGAGGACGCTGTAATCCTGACAAACTGGGAACCGAAGGAAACCAGCGTACAGCTTCGGAAAGGCCATGCTTCACACGCCACCGGGATGGGTGGCGTCGTGGAGACTCTGGCGGAATACAATTCCGGCAGTTACCGCAAACTGATCGCCTGCGCTAACGGGAACATCTGGAATGCATCCGCAGCTGGCGCTGCCTCATCTCTTTCTAGTGGCTATACCAATAACCGCTGGCAATGGGTGAATTTCAACGCCTATCTTATAATGGTAAACGGCGCCGATACTCCCGTTACGTTTGACGGTAACGCCACTATCGCCGCCAGCACGATCAGCGGCCCGACCGTTGCACAGCTCGTCGGTATTCACGCCCACAAATCCCGCGTATACACATGGGAGAACAGTTCAAGTTCATACTGGTACGGCGCCACGAACGCTATCGGTGGGGCTTTCACACAGTTCCCGCTAACCAGAATCAGCAAGAAAGGCGGAATACTGGTAGCGATGGGAACCATTACCCATGACTCCGGATCAGGGCCAGATGATTTTGCCGTGTTCATCATGTCATCGGGAGAAGCGATTGTTTATCAAGGCGGAGATCCTGGTACAGCTGCTGACTGGTCGTTAGTCGGAATTTATGACATAGCCGCGCCCCTTTCAGTAAGGGGCATAGCGAAGATAGGCGGTGACTTGGTAGTGATTACCCGTGAAGACTACATGTTCCTGTCTCAAGAAATAGGTAAAAGAGAGACCAGAAAAAGAACTAAAGCAGTTGGAGCGTTACAGTCAGACGTGAGGTCTTATGGTGCGAATTACGGATGGCAGGCAATTACTCATCCGTCATCCAGCAAGGCCATATTCAATATACCCAGATCAGGCGGTGAGTACGATCAGCACGTTCTGAACACCGTAACAGGTGCATGGTGCAAATACACAGGGATACCGGCTATCTGCTGGGGACTGTACAACAATGAACTGTATTTCGGTGCCGCTGGTGGGATCGTTTACAAGGCCGACACCGGGACCACGGACAACAATACTGCTATCAATGCCGACGCTCTGCCGGCGTGGACCATGTTCGGAACGGCGAATAATAAGCAGCTTACGGCTTATCGTAACCTGATGACCATTGGCCTAGACTCGCTTACAGTTTCAACATCTGTCGGCATCGACTTCGCAACGCCCAACACGACCTACACCGAGACAGTAGATGCACCGACTGCAACTCCGTGGGGTTCTCCATGGGGCTCACCGTGGTCCCAGGATGACGTTGTGTACAACGACTGGAAGTCTGATAACGCCTTTGGACGGTACTTCGCGCAACGGGTAAAGATTTCCACCGGGACCACGGCCGTAGAGTGGCATTCCAGTGACTACGTTTTCCAAATTGGAGGATTGATCTAATGGCTTGGGACGGTTCCGGTAATTTTTCACGGGTTCACAACTGGCAGAATGATGATGCCGCCAATATCGATATTCTCGCCTCAAGAATGGACACAGAAGACGACAACACGGCCACTGGCATTGGCGCTTGCCTGACAAAGAACAATGAATCAAAGCCGACCGCGACGTTTAACCCTAACGCTACGCGATCCTACGACTTGGGTGGTTCTTCCGCCAGGTGGCGAATTGCTTATCTAGGCACAAGCATTAACGTTCAGTCTGCCACCGCAGCGGCGGCCACAACGCTCGCCTTCACGGACGCCACAACGGCAAGGACTATCACATTCCCTGATGCCGGCGGAACTGTTTCTCTGGAAAACACATCAACTGGAATTAATTCGTTCTCTGCCGGTATAGGTCCGAACTACATCCAGAATATCGGTCTTGCCTCTTCCGTCGCTTCAAAGGCATTAACCATAGCGATCAAGACAAAGGCGCTTGCCGACGCTAGCGCCACCGATCCTGTACAAATCGCCTTCCGCAACGCCACGCTGACGACTGGTGACTATGTAATCCGCAGCATTACAGCCGCTACATCTGTAGTCGCACCTAGTGGCGCGACACTCGGATTCGCTGCCGCCGCAACCGGATATGTATATATCTACGCTCTGGATAATGCCGGAACAGTTGAGGCCGCTGTCTCTGGAATTAATACCTGGGACGAAGCCACGGTACAAAGCACCACCGCTATCAGCGCCACGGCAGATTCCGGCTCTATTCTCTACTCGACCACCGCAAGATCGAACATTGCTATCCGGTATATCGGAAGGATCAAGATAGCTACCGGTGCTGTAGCTGGTGAATGGGACAACGAAGATACGGAAGTATATGTTGGACAAAAAAATAATCCAACATTACCTAGCTATACTACCGTCAAACGCACAGCCGTACTAAGCGTAGCGGATGTAACTTACACAACTGTAAGTTGGGACGCAGAGGAATTCGATGACCTATCCGCCCACGACAACTCAACAAATCCTAGCAGAATTACTATTCCAACTGGAATAACTCGCGCTGTCGTTTTTGGGTACGCGCGTTTCCCTGCCATTACAGGGTCTGGTATCCGTTTTCTTAAAAACGGGTCATCCATAAACGAAACGAACAATGGACCATCAGTAGCAGGTAACATCGCAACGACCACACTTACCACAGAGGTTATTTCTGTGGTAAGTGGTGACTATTTCGAGATGCAGGTATATCAAGATTCTGGAGCGGCGGCGAATGCCGATTTGCAAACTAGCAGCCGCTTCCAGGTGACTATGATTCCTTGACAGAATTAATAGATTATATCGACAATTTTCCACCCGGCATTTCGCATGCAGCGGAAATATGAGTCTTTATACACCTTCATGTTAAGGTCAATGCCGGACCTTTTTTCCGGGAGATATGCCTCGTCAATCGCCAAGCGTTTGCACTCTTTCTCTACTTTTGTTATTTCGTCGTGTGTTGTATCAGCAGGCGGAACGAACAAGTATTTTGGAGCGCAGCCAAAAATCGAAACCGCCACAACCAATGCCAGCACTAAAGAAAGTATCGTTTTCATTGTCTTCTCCTTGTTGAATTAAGTGTCCCCATGGACCCTATGATATTCCTCCCATGGGATGAAGGCTTTTCCAGTCTCTTGCAATGCTAGAAGGAAGGACGCTGCCGACACACAAAGACTACACAAGATCACATCACTTGTCTGTACCGTTCATCGGACAGAGACTACCGTTCGTCACCTGAGATATAAAAACATGGCAACCCCAGAACCGGAACACGTTTCATGGCTACAAGCCATCATCAAGTTTTGCCATACATAGGATCACTATGGACAATGCAACCCTGATGTTCATCGTTTCAGCAGCCGGCGCCGTTATCTCTGTACTGGTGTTAATCATCGTCGGTATGGTTGCGTGGTTCTACCAGCACGACGGTTCCGAAAAATCACGGCGCATTGAGTTCCTTGAGAGGCAGGTGCTCGACTTCAAGGAAGGATGGATGGGGCGAAACGAAACACAGGGTCTTGTAGGTCGTATTGAACAAGAGTTCGTCGGAAAGCATGAGAATTTAAGTGAGAACGTGGCTGGTATCGTTGGAAGTGTCAGCGAGTTGCGCGTCTTGTTCGAGCATCAACAATTAGTCTGGACAACACAGTTGCACGATCTCGGAAAGGAACTTAACAAGACAGTCGCAGAGCAGATCGGGATTTGTTCCAAAGCACTCATGGATCGAGTGAAGGAACAGTTCGAGGCCATTCACCGGGAAGCCGGTAAGAGCATATGAAGCGATCTCAGAGACAGAGTGACCCAGTGCCAGTGAGGGACCGCATTGCCGAAGTCGGCATAAATCTGAACACCGTTTTTACGGCCTTAGTGTTATCCGGGATTCTATGGGTAGGAACAACACTGAGAGACATAAGTACCGATCTCAGAACGAACGCCATACAAATTGCCATCATAGGGAAGGAGGTGGCAACAATTAATGCCGAATTGGAGAGGCATAGGGTGGACGCTTATGTACATCAGAAAACCCATGCCGGTAGCAGACCATGACGGCGAAGCTGTTTTCGGTCATCGCCATGGCAGCGCTGCTGGTCTTGTTTATCTGTAATATTGTCCTGAGTTTCAGAGATGAACAACGAGAGGTGTAATGATGCATATCAAAGCACACCGTAACGTTTTTACCGATCACACAACGATCAGTGACGTAACCGTCAACGATGATTTTGTCTGCTTCTTCCTTGAAGACAAGGACCGTAAACTTGAGGATGGCGGCGAGAAGGTCTACGGGAAAACAGCGATCCCGAGAGGCTTCTACAACATCGTGATGGATTTCTCACCGAAGTACCAGAAGAACATGCCGCACATTCTGGACGTGCCTGGCTTCGAGGGAGTCAGAATCCATCCCGGTAACAAGGAGGCCGATACGGAAGGCTGCTTGTTGCCGGGCATGATTCAGAAAGACGACTTTGTAGAAAAGTCTGTCATTGCCTATGAGAAAATCCTTTCGATGATGATCAGCGCATGGGAGGCCGGTGAGAAGGTGACGCTAGAGATTACCTGATGGACAAACGTCGTCATTAGTTTCAGAGAGGAAGTATGAGCCCGGTATTCGTGGTCTTCGTTATTTTTGTTCTGCTGCTCGCCTACGCGTTTATTCGCGTGGTGAACAGCCTTGACAACAATCTTGAATGGTCACAGTTGATTTCTTCCAAAGGACAGGACGGAAAACAATATGCAGACTGGAACCGTATCGGGCAGGGGGCTGGTGTTATCCTATGCGTATGGTTGCCAGCGGTCTACGCACACTCCGAGAGGTCCGATGCGGTTGGTCTCGCCGCCATCATGGGAGTTGCGTTGGCCTATCTCGGGGGAGTATCTGGATATGCCGCCACTCTGCGCGCGAGACAAGGAACTACCGAGACAACGCGCACGTCTGAATCTCCATCACGGACTACCGAAACCACCACGGAGACGCCAAAGCCATGAAACAAACCGGCATCATTTCCATGTACCTGATCGCGGCGATTGCCGTGCTGACATTGTTACTGGCCGGCGCTGGTTTCGCACTCAAGAAACAAATTGAGGTGAACGGCGAGCAGCGCGCACGTATCGAGGAACAGGCCACAGCGATGAAACAAGCCGAGAAGCTACGCCAAGAGGCTGAGGCCGCCACCCTGCAACGGGACAAGAAATTGACCCAGATCAACGAAACCAACCGGAGGCTACAGAATGAAATCACCAAAGCCATTACGGGCGACGCTTGCGCTGATCGCCCTATCCCTGCCGCTCTGGATCGTCTCCTGCGCGAGCGCGCCCCCAAAGCCGGTGAAGGCGTGCCCGCCCGCAACCCTGCAACAGGTTAGGGAAATCCCGGCGTGGACCGGGAATACTTGGTCAGACCTTGCTGTATGGGCCGGAGAACTGGCGGCGACTATTGAGGCGCACAACGCCGACAAGATTGCGACTGAATCGTTCTGTCGTTAATCCGCCTGCCTCTTGAGAAACACCAGCTCACGCTGGCAAGCCGAATTCGCCCGGCGCGTCTGGAATATATTGACCAGACATCCCACCAGGAAACCCAGCAGGAAGATCACGAGTGCGGTGCATGTGGTCATGGAGTCTCCTTTTTCCGCCACTTGGCGATCCGGTCAGCGAGTCGCCTGAGCTGCTACCCTAGCGCAACGTGGCCAGCTGGTATCTCGCAGTAGTTGAACCAATAATTCTGGTCTGCGTTACAGACGTGTCCGTCCGGCAAAAAGCACGCGCACGGTTCGTCGTCGAACGACAAAATTGATTCGTTGTTTGAAATCGGGATCAACGTGTATGACATGTTCCTATCTCCTATCAAGAGTTTTGTGTCCCCCGGGACCGCCTCCCCGGGGTTTCAGGCTCTCCCCACGCATTTTTCGTGGGACTGGATTGCTGCCGACGTGTAAAAGATACTCGCAATTCAGGCCGAGCGTGAGGCCGTGCGTCGGGTGGGAACTACCGCCTGTCTGGCAATGTTCCACGTGGAACCGTTCGTCTGGCCGTAGCTACCGTTCATCCTGGAAATATTCCTTGAATTGTTAATGCGATCAGGTTAAGGTAATCCTACCTCCACGGTGTTCTCGGCCAGTGGCCGCTGAAATGAAAAAGCCCAAGGCTTATGTCTTGGGCTTTTTTGTGTCTCTGTTGGAATACTACTTTTCATCAGGATGCCATGAGAGGCGCGCAAACAGGCTAGGTGGTACTTGGTAGCGGGTCGGTAATCTGTGAGCCTCTGTGGCTGTCTCTCACCGCCTCAAGGGTGGCGAGGATGGCTTTGCATCTATCTGCATCGTTATGCTTACCATGACCGAAGAAATACAAGAATTGTTCACGCATATACTCAATCTGTTCTTCAAGAGATATGTTCATTTCTGCACCTTGGCGATGGCTTCCGCTGCGTAATCCCCCAAATGCTCCCCTGTGTAAATATCTTTCCCGTTAGCATAGTAAGCGAGGACGCTAACCAACTCATCCCGCTCCGCCTTCAACCGCTCCACCTCTTTTGCGGTGGCGATAACCTCCGTTAACGTGTTGAAATTCTCTCGCTCGAATGTGGCCAGTGAACTCCACGGCCCCCACTTCGATAACTCTTTCTCAAGCTCCGCTATCTGTAACTTATCCATGGTTAATTTTATACCTCATTTAATGACGCGAACTCCGCAAAGTGCTCAATGGCAGATTTGTTATAGGCTATTGCGGCGTCAATTTCTGATTTGAAATATCCGAGATGTTTTTGAACACCGTTAACCTTCAAAGTCGCCTGCCATTTATATGTGTCCTTTTTCCAACAGACGCCTTTGAATGTTGATAAAGATAACCGCGTAGCCAAAGTGCTTCCTGAACTCTTCACGTCTGGCGTGTTGGTTCTGTTTCTCGATGTCTTCCAGAGTCCCCGCCGCATAAGCAACGGATTCCCGTTCGGCTAAATCGCGGCTCCCAGCATCATCCTGAGATGACATATCGGGGACATTCTTTTTCCCCTTATTTTTGTTCTTCGCAGCCATCCTGTTGATTTACCCAAGCTTGGCAAAGTAGTCCTCAATAAGATCACTTGGAATCGACTCATTTCGAGAACCCAAGCTCCAGACCTTCGACCAAGGGGAAGCAGGTTGGTGAGTCAGCTGCGAAAGCGCGATACCACTCTTTCTACCGTATTTCTTGTAGACCTGCGTCACCAAGTCCAGCTCCTTTTCATCAAATTTCGCTGGGTCGCAGTCAAGCGGCTCGGTAATAGGTTGGCTCTTATACTTCTTTATCAGCCTGTAAAGCTCCGGGATAACTGGACCGTAAGTCCAAGCTTCGATCCGATCAGTAATCAATGGGCGACCATACAGCCCAAGCATCCAGCCGTGGCAAAGATAAACGAGCTTCATCAGCTGCATCGGCGTTAACGCTACACCATCAGCTTTTGCTAACTCCAGAAGCTTGTTTGCTACCTGTTTTGCGGAATGCATGATTGGATGCCCTCCAGTTTACGCTATAGCGAGATTTGCAATCTCTTCGAGAGACCACACATGATCGGTCAACCCGGCCTGCATAGCAGGGGTAACCCGCAGCGTCTTGTGCACTCTACCGAAGTTATAATACATGAAATGCAGTGCGACCGCGCATTCTAGGTTTTCGATCTTCTTGCTGAATCCGTTGGTCAGCCGGGTAAACCGGCGCATGCCCATCCGCATAGTCAGGTTCTGGCGTTCCACGTGGCTGGTGGATACGTTCTTTACGTCCGGGCTTCCAGTAATGCGGCGCTTGTCCGCACTGACAAACTGAGATGGGCTGTACCGCTTCTGCGCCTGCTTGGCTTCGCCCGGATTGCTGTAGTGCTTCACCAGCATGGCGTAGTCGATATTGTTGCCAAAGGCACCTTCCCAAATTTCCCATGAGTAAGAGAAATTTTCTTCATGGTTTATACTTGGCTTCGTAGTCGCGGAAGGCTTTCACTGTTTCTAAGCACGCCGTCAAAAACTCTCTGCCGCGCTCAGTGAAATGCATAACAGTTACTTCTGCTTCACACTTCCTTGCCTGATCTTCCGCGACCACCACCACAGGCCGCATTCTCTCAATCTCACAGTACAAACATCTATCAATCCTGGTGTGCTTAATCCCGTTCCTGCATGTTATTGGGCCGATTGCAAAAAGCAGATCCTCTTGTTCTTTCAGGACGGCATGTGCTTCGGCAAGCTCCTTGCGCGCTTGGTCTCGTTCGATCTCACATAGGATAAAGCGTGCTGTAGCATCGTTTTTATTATCCTGTGCTTCGGCAAGCTTGCTCTCTAGCTCGGCAACGCGGTCTCTCATTCTGTCTTGAGAGCATTCTGAACAAGCGTACAAGTCGTTGTGTCGGCAGCTCATTCCTTTACCTCCGTCTTGAGTGCCTCTATAGCATTTGAACAATTCAACGCTTCATGATCTTCGCAATCCATCTTTTCCTGCACATCGAAACATTTTCCGTCGTCACTGATTCTGGAAAGGCATGCTTGTTTTGCCTCCTCAAAAGCCTCATTCCTTACCTTGGCAATTACAGCCTCGAATGGGCCACGCAGAAAAGCTAGGGATGCCTGTGCTTCAGCAAGCTGCGCCCGCAGGATTTCCGCTTCCTCGGCGGCGGCGATAAGTTTGGACAGCGTGTCTTTATTGATTACAACCGTGTCCCATCTGGTTTCATCCTCGATGCCGCCGCGCAGGGCGTCCAGCATTTCTTTACTGATTGTCATCTGTGTTTACCTTTTCATTTAGATAACACGCATCCGGTTCCAGAACATAACCGTACAACATAATTTCTCCTTCAATGACCGGAAGTGGTTCAACAAGGCCAAACGAGTGGCCACATTTCAATCCGGGCTGGACAGGAAAAACGTCGTCCGAAAGGATGGTATCGCCGCGCCAAACCTGTACTTTTATTACAAGGCCCATGTTTCCTCCTGTTAAGTCGTATTGGTTGGGTGGTGATTAGGTGTTAGGCGCTACCAACTTTCCGTCTCCCATTTCATCGGTGCTCTTTATGTAAGCAGCACGTCCAGCGTCAGTAAGCCACGCCCCACCGCCGCTTGGGAACCACTTAATCCAGCCGTCACGTCCAAGACGTGTGACTTGCTCAGCCGTTACATGGCCATACCTCATCACCAGTTCTCCCCCGGCACTGTCTCGGTCGAACAGTAATACGGCACCACATGCAAGGTGTGAAATCACGCTGCTGTCTTCCATTTTATCTATCCTTTTCGTTCAACGTAGGCATGCACGGTTTCGTTTTCATCGAAGTTTGTTCCGTGCTTTTCGTTCCAGTAAGTCACAGCGTTTTCGAGAACCGACCACCACGCGCCGTCTGGTAGGTCGTCATTGTCGTGGGCTTCAATGAAGTAATACAGTTCGTCAGTCATTGGTATTCTCTCCTGTGTTAAGTCGTATTGGTGATGGCGTCCGGACGCCACTTTTCTGCCTCTTTGCGAATCAGGTCACGGTACTCAATGACCGCGCCCATCGCCCCAGCACCTGGATCACCATTAATCCGCTCTACATCAGATGCGGGATTCACTTGCTCGAACAACTCAGCGGCTATCAGCATTCCTAACCGGATTGCTTTTGCTTTGCATGCTTCGTCCACTTTCATGTCTCCTGTCTATGCTCTATCCTCTTCCGCTCCGTAATATCCTCCCGATCCACCTGGATATGCTTCGGTGCGCTGATACCGATACGCACTTGGCTTCCTCGGATTTCGAGGACCGTGACCTTGATGTCGTCGCCGATGTTTATGGAAGCGCCGGCTCTGCGCGAGAGGATTAAGATACGTTTCTCCTTTGTTTATTATAACCAACCCATGTTGACCATAATGCGCTCAGCCACCAGATACCACGCATAAGGAATTATCACGATAGCCGCTGCGGTAGACCAGAACCCTTTAGCCAGAACGATACCAGCTATCCAGAATACGCATGCCACGAAACTATATATGTATTTCATGAGACAGTTGCAACCTGTGTAGTTGGTTTACTTGCGCGATCCGGCCAGCGTCTGGCTGTCATTGTGGAACGTATGCAAGATACTCTTTAAGGATGTTCTTATATGCCTTCTTGCTATCCGGCGCCTTGTCCTGCAACTTCTCGTCCACGGCCATGCGTTCATTGTTGGAGAGCTTGGCATATCCATCCTGCACCTTCTGCCAATTCACCTCGATTTGATCTGCGTCAATCATTTCCTTGAACCAGACAGAGGCTTTGAATACCTTCTCTTCGTCCACCGGATCAGGAGTAATTTTGATTGGTTCTGATTCGGCCTGTGACATTTCTTCCGTGGTATAAAGGCCAGAAGTCTCCATTGGGAACGCTTTACGCAAAGCAAGAGACTCTGCGACCTTGGCAAGCATGAGGTCTGGCATTTTCATCCACATGGAAGTCGGAGAGCCGTCTTTCTTTGTCTGGACGTAGGATGACCATCGGGCTACGGCCCACAGAGGCTCTTTGAAATCATGGCGCATAACGCCTACACGCGAGGCAAGAGGCGGTCCTTTCTGTAACCAGACCTCTTTCCACTCGCCATCTTCTCCGCACCAATATGGCCCAATCTGGCCGGCATAGTGGCCGCTTCGTTCCGCGATCAACCGAAGCCCGTCAATGGATACCTGAATACCCATGACTTCGCGGCCTTCCTTGCTATCCCATCGCTTGATGGCGTAAATCTGACGAGAGAACGGATCAAGGCCAGTGCGGTTGCATTGATGGGTAAACAAGGTCAACTCATCATCGGTCGAACCTTTGGCGATTGTGCGCTTGATGAGCGACACCTGATCGGAAGTAAGGCTTTGCTTCATGGTTACTAGATCGTTCATATTTCCTCTCTCTGTTCTTCCTGAGACTCGTTGTCGCTCAACTGCTCGAATGGATCGCGGTCGTCGTTCATGGTGCCTCCGGATCAATCCGTTCAACTGGTTCTGATTCATAGCGAATCTGGTCAATGACATTCTTAACATGCGGCCCCAGTTCTTCTCGCACATACCGGCCAAGGTCGGCGTCGTCGGTGCGGTGGATGTAACAGGACATAACAGCGGCCTCGAAGTCGCCTAACTGGTCCCGGAACCGTTCACCGATCCGCAGACGGAACTTTTTGGAGTCCAGGATTTCGGCATCCGTCATGGCGCGGTAATTTCCTTTCGGCTCTGGCGGTGCTCCATAGTCTGTGTCTTTCATGTCCTGCATCCATTCAACGCGCTCGCATACCGCATGCGCATAGTTATACACGCTCAAGTTTTGAGCTTATCGGCCAATAATGTTTGTTCTTTACGCGCACCACGTAACTCGTTACTGTCCTTCCAAAACCGCATCCAAGACCTTTATAGAGGTCTGGAAAAGCATCTCTGGCTGGTCTTTCTCCGGCTGCTAGAATCTGTACAATCTCGCCATATTTTGTTTTGCTACATCCTTGTGCTTGGCTTGTCCATTTTACCTTGTCGCAAATTTTGAATATTTTCATTCCTCTTTCTCCATTTCAACGCGCCAGCGGTATGCGTGCGCTATAGTTCCTGTTTGATGCCATATTCCATGACGTATTTCTTTGCCTCGGCCTTTGAGACATGAAGTCCGTCCCAATCCAGATAGATCGTCTCCGCATTGCACTCGTCTATCATCTGGCAAATTAATGCCTTCTGTTCTGGTGTGTCTTGTACATCCATTGCGGAGACAGAAGAACCGATGTCGAAATATCTTTGGAGAAGCTCTCGGCCTTTCTCGCTGTGCAGATCCCACGACTTCAGGGTTCCCCATTTCAGGCTGAGACTGTCTTTGTCGGCGTTCATGTGTTGCTCCAATTCGGATAGTTCGGTGATGATGTCCGTCAGGTGTTGGCGGGCGTGTTCGGTGCTCACATACCTGCCTTACGCAACCGCGTGACTCTCTTCTCCGATGGCCGAGACGTGTACCGGAGAAGCCGCCAGACGAACAGCGCGCCGCTGATCAGGATCAGTAGATAGAGGGTTATGATTATGGTTAGCATGGTGTCTCCGTATTCATTCTCCGCGGCTTACCTTTGCGTTAGGTAATTAAAGTTTCATCGGTGTTGATGGCGTAAATAAGAGCCTCCACCTTTTCGTCCACTTCCTCGTATCTGCAATCAACATGATGTCCTGAATCTCGTTCTGCCAATGAACAGCGGCAGACCGCGAGCGGGATAGAGCGGATAAATCTTTCCAATGCATTTGCTGTGTTTAGGTTCATGGCTTCATTCTCCGTCTACATGCTGGTTGCAGGAACATGGCCCAGTAGAGTTATTTTCAGAACTCCAATTCTCTCCCATTCCAAGCGCAATCAGGAATCTGCTCTTTGATATACGCTAGGATTTCGGCATCCAGCGCGTCGCGCTTGGCCGCGTAGTCGGCATCCAGCGCGTCGCGCTTGGCCGCGTAGTCGGCATACAGCGGGGCGCGCTTGGCCGCGTAGTCGGCATCCAGCGGGGCGCACTTGGCCGCGTAGTCGGCATCCAGCGGGGCGAGCTTGGCCGCGTAGTCGGCATACAGCGGGGCGCGCTTGGCCGCGTAGTCGGCATCCAGCGGGGCGCGCTTGGCCGCGTAGTCGGCATCCAGCGCGTCGCGCTTGGCCGCGTAGTCGGCATACAGCGGGGCGCGCTTGGCCGCGTAGTCGGCATCCAGCGGGGCGCACTTGGCCGCGTAGTCGGCATCCAGCGGGGCGAGCTTGGCCGCGTAGTCGGCATCCAGCGGGGCGCGCTTGGCCGCGTAGTCGGCATCCAGCGCGTCGCGCTTGGCCGCGTAGTCGGCATCCAGCGCGTCGCGCTTGGCCACAGCGGGCACCAATGCCGGATCAAGATAGATCATATTCCAGAGTCGTATTGCAACTTCATGTTCAGGCTTGTTTTCCTTAACGTAAGCCACGCGCTCGTTCACATCGTGTGACTCTTCGAGCAGCACTTCGTGGTGCAGCAATCCGAACCAGCCTTTTGTCGGGCCGGTGTAGTTTGGGCGTCCGGGGAATTTATCGTTCATTGCAATCTCCAAGATGTTGATGACAGGAACATGGCCCATATGTGATGGCCGTACAAATAGGGCATTGTGTCGGCTTACTATCCACGCTCAGGCTGTACGACAGATTCGCCTCGACAAACAGCAGATGGCATTCCTTGCAGTAGATGTTTGTGATGTCTATTTGTCCAAATCCGTACTGAGACTCGCAGATGCTATTACTGGAGCAGCGAGGACAGCAAGCCTGCATCCCGTCTCTTTTTTGGAACTCCGTTTCGGAGCTCATTTATCAATTCTCTTGAAACTGATACACCACGTCCATGGATTAGATGACCACGAGCAGCCAGGTTTTGATCCGTTGATGGAGTCCCACAAATCCTCGAACCTGTGGCGGGCATTTCGCCAGTTTCCAGCGCCTACGCCGACATGACATCCCTCAGCTATTGAGTCACTTTCGCTGATCTCCTGAACCCGCTCCACCCGGACATTCGTGATTTCTAGCAGGATGCGGGAGGCCCAGCGCGGCATAAACATGCCAGGACGCCAGCGACCAGCTTCCGGATCATGGTCAGCTTCGTGCTCATCAATGGAGAGAAGCCAAATTTTTGACAACTCCGGAATATCACGCGGAGGAAGATGATCCATGTGTATTTCTGCGGCCCAAGCTTCGCGCACCCAGAGACGCATTCCTATTTGGAAATCGCTATAGCGGACATCGCCGCTTGGCTCATCCCAAGAATCCGTGCGGCGTGATGCTGACTGCATAATCCGATCTGAAACGCCCATCGAAGATGTTCGCGTTCGGAGTTCGTGAGCTTCGCCATCGGATGTTTTTCGCCCTCGCATCCGTGGCCGTGTGCCTTGCGATCCATCCAGTTTTCCACCTGCGTCCCCCAGCACAGGTTGTCCGGCCGACAATTCGCCGGCACTCCGTCCAAATGCCGAACCTGTGCCGTTTTGAACGGTGGCATCCCATGAAACGCCATGCAAACCAGTCTGTGTACTGATTTCGTCACTTTCTTGTTTTCGTGGCACAGGGAGATATGTAAATATCCATTGTCGCTTTTGTGACCAGCTAATGGATACCAATCCACGTAGGCCTTGCGCCCGAATCCCTTGTAGTGTGTCCGCGAGTAGATGCGCCCATCGTCCCCCGCCATATAGTCCGAGTTCGGCGATATTGGAATTGGTCGGAGTTTCACGCCCGTCGGTAATTTTATAGAGTTCATCAACAGCCTCGATTGAGATGAAAATAGGCTCTATGTTATCATCAGTAATGCGGTACAGGAAATCCGGCTGGTTCTTCATCACGCGCCTGAACTGGGTCTTCCGCCCATCCAGCAAAGCGCGGACCATGGCGGCATTGAATATAATCGGGCGTTCGGTGCTCATGGATACATATTCCTCCACGTTTTATCACAAGTCAATCCTTGCCAGAAAGTATTTGTTGCATGGCACAGAATCTTGTGCCTATAATTACCCATGGAACGAAAAAAGATCATCGAGAAGTGGGCACGCAGGCGGGCAAACATTGCTGCGCAACGCGCCAAACGCTGGACACTTGAGCGCATCGCGAAACACAACGGCATATCGAAACAGCGTGTTTTACAGATCTTGAAATTCGAGAAGCAGGCAAAGGAAAATGGAAACGAAACTGGTGAAGGTCCGATTCGAGTTACTTGACGAGATCGTTAGGCTTCGTCCTGCGCCAGAAGCTGTGTTTACGGTATTCGACGACGAGCACTATCACCGCGAGACAATCCTGGTATACCGGGAGCGGGTAGAAGAGGCGGCATGACAATGTCAATGACTAGAGAAGAGACATTAGCATACAGTCGTGGCTATAGCGCCGGTATGTCAAACAGGTGGCCAGCGCATAGGCCGCCTGTACCACCAGAACCAATAACTGGTGAGCTTGTCGCTTCTCTGCAAGAATTGCGTGACAAAATAGATAGTGCGCTTGCTACTTTCTCGGTAGACGACGATTTAAATATTTCTCTGTCACCGGCAATAGATAGGGCTACTCATGCCCTGCTGTCTGTAAAAAAATGGCTATCATCTAACAATGCGGCCGAGCCCCCAGCCTAGCCATGACAACGCTCCATCTTCCTCCCCCAGCAGCACTTAGCCCGGCTTCGGCCGGGTATTTTTTTGCCTTCTGGATTAATAATCCTTGACATACGACGTTTGTGTGGTTTAGTCTGTACACGTGCTTGGCGTAGATGACGGTTACTTCACTGCCAATGAAGAGGTCGGGGGTTCGAGTCCCTCCAGATCGCAAGGTCTGTAGCTCAGTTGGGAGAGCGCTAAATTTCCGTTATCGTTTGTTCCGGCAAGGTTTTGTGGGTGGCGTAGATTACGAGTTCCTCCTTCGGTGATGACTCCTCGTAATCATTTGTTCCCCCGCTTTCCTCCCGCCAAGCCTCTCACTCAACAGGAGGCCATCAGTGCGCACCAACACCAAAACGCTCAACACCGAACGGACCCACGAAGGGGCCGTATCGGTTTCAACTTCTGCCAGCAACCAGCTTCGCCGTACCGTCTTGGCATGCATGCTGTTCGAGGACAACTTCTACGAGTCCGGCGAGGATTCGGCGCAGCGTATGCGAGAACTGATCAAGGCCGTTCCGTTTGACGACGCCGCACAAATCGCCATCGACGCCCGCGAGAAAATGAAGCTGCGCCATGCGCCGCTTTTTCTGGTTCGTGAAATGCTGCGCATTCATAAGGGCCGAAAGGTCGGCGACCTGATTGCCCGTGTCATTCAGCGCCCGGACGAACTGGGCGAGCTGCTGGCGCTTTACTGGAAGGACGGAAAAGACCAGCCGCTAACCGCTCAGATGAAAGTCGGGCTGGCGCGGGCCTTCAAGAAATTCAATGCCTATCAGTTGGCGAAATGGAATAAAGACGGCGCTGTAAAGCTGCGCGACGTGTTGTTCCTGTCGCACGCGAAACCGGACAACGAAGAACAGGCCACTCTGTTCAAGCAGATCGCTGAGAACACGCTTCCGACTCCCGATACATGGGAAGTCCAGCTTTCCGGCGGCGCCGACAAGAAATCCACGTTCGAGCGCCTGATGGCCGAGCGCAAACTTGGTGCCATGGCTCTGCTCCGCAATCTGCGCGGCATGATCGAGGCCGGGGTTTCAGAGGACACGATGCGTGACGCACTGGGTGCCATGAAGGCTGAACGAGTGCTGCCGTTCCGGTTCATCTCTGCCGCCAAGCATGCGCCGCGCCTTGAGGACGCCCTGGAACAGGCTATGTTCCGTTGCCTGGCCGAAGTTCCTAAACTTGGCGGAAAGACCGCGCTCTTGATTGACCACTCAGGATCTATGCAGGCCGCAGTATCGGCGAAATCCGAAATAAGCCGGTTCGATGCCGCCGCCGCGCTGGCCATGATTCTGCGCGAAACCTGCGAACGTGTGCGCGTCTTCACTTTCTCGGACCGCATGATCGAGGTTCCGCCGCGCCGTGGCTTCGCCATGGTTCAGGCCGTGCGTGAAGTCATCAACCCGGTTAGCACGCTCCTGGGATCTGCCGTCAGGACTGTCTACTCGGTATTCCCGGAATGCGACCGCATCATCGTTGTTACCGATGAGCAGTCAGCCGATCGACCGCCACAGCCGCAAGGCCGTGGCTACATCATCAATGTGGGCGGATACAAGCAAGGCATTGGCTACGGCCCCTGGCTCACGATTGACGGCTGGTCTGAGGCCGTAATTGACTATATCCGTGCGAACGAAGAAACCAACGCCTAAAGAAATACGGAAAGCGAGGCTTGCCGCTGGTCTGACACAGCGGCAAGCATCTTCGCTGATTGGGTATTCAATGCGGACATGGCAGGAGTGGGAAGCCGGAAGACGGAACATGCGGATGGTGACATTCTTGGCGTTCATGGACGCACAACGAAAAAAGCCCCACCGGGATTCCCCAATGAGGCCAGATCCGTGACACATTCTGGTTGCGTGGCACCCAGAAATATGCCAAAGTGCTTTTGTCGAGAAAGCGGGAGTATTCTACGCACTAAACCCCTCGCTTTGCAAGACCGTCTCTTTGGCGGTGTTTCTGGTACGAAACCAGCAGAACCCGGTATTACCTGTGATCCGCGCCTGTAGTCAGGCGGTGAGCTTAATCTGCGGCTATGGTGGCCACTTCTACCCGCAGCCCCGCCTGGGAATGACGAGTACCCGGAAGTCCTTTGGTAGATGGAAGCAGCCTGCGCTGTACCTACCAAAGGGGGGAAAGTGGCCTAACTATGCTTAACTGGCTCCCCGTAAAGAACAAAGACGGATCCATAAACCAGTGGTACATCACCGACTCCACTGGAAGGTACCGGATCAGCCGCGCCCAGATCAACGGACACGACAAGTACACGGCATGGCGAGGCGCAAAGGCTATTTACTGCGGAACCTCTCAGGAGGCAAAGGAAACGGCTTACCAGGACAGCTTGTTACCAGCACCAAAGGTCAGTAACGATGTCGTGGAAACCGCAATCGAAGAGATTAAGACAAAGCTGGGAAAGGCGAAAAAATGAAGCGGGAAGCGATTCAGGGCGAATGACTATGACCCAACTTTTTCCATACCATCCATGCCTGCGCTGCAATCGTTCGAGCGGGGTGTGGCATAGGCAGGCATGGCGCTGTTATTACTGCTATGTGAGGATGATAAACCACGGGCACCATAAACCCGCCCACAGGTAGCTGGTCAGAGCAGGAAATAGGAACACCATGAAAAACGAACCAAATAACGGCCAAAATACGCCACTTTTAACGGTGATGATGTAATGCCATGCGAACCTTACATTTGTTTGCCGGCGCTGGCGGCGGATTGCTCGGCGATCTCATCCTCGGACACACTCCAATCGGAGCAGTTGAGTTTGATCCCTACTGCTGCGCTATCCTGCGAGAGCGCGCCGCCGACGGATGGTTCCCCGGCCTGCGCGTGCACGAAATCGACGTTCGGCTGTTCGATCCATCCGAATACGCCGGCCGAGTGGATTGCCTGCATGCAGGTTTCCCTTGCCAGCCTCACAGCGTCGCTGGCAAGCGAGAGGGCGAAGCTGACAAACGTAATCTGTGGCCCGACACCCGCCGAATCATTGGCCAACTACGACCGCGATTCGTGCTGCTGGAAAACGTGCCAGGCATCGTTTCTAACGGATACGCCGCTGTTGTCATCGGAGAACTTTCCGCGCTGGGGTATGACTGTCGGTGGGCGATTATTTCCGCTGCCGATGCTGGAGCTCCACACCGACGCGAGCGGTGGTGGTGCCTCGCCGAATTGGCCGACACCGAACACGATTGGATTCAGAAGCGACGGCGAACTGAGGTTGTTGGCGAAAGCAACGACAGACCATGCGGAATTTATAGCCATGTCGAACCGGGCGGCGAACAGCAAGCGGGAACTGGCTTTCCCGACACCATCTTCGAACGACTGGAAAGGCAGCGCGAGGGGGGGGCAGCGCCGTGGCCAACTCACGGACCCGGACATGCAGGCAATCCCGGCTGGTGGCAAGTTGAGCCCGGTGTGGGTCGAGTGGTTACAAAATTGGCCTCTAGGGTGGACCGCCTTAAAGCTCTTGGTAACGGGCAAGTCCCCATCCAGGTGGCGCTCGCCTGGCGCATCCTCGGAGGTCCATAAATGACCACCGACAAACTCCAGCGCTGAGCGGAATAACCCATGCCCTACAAAAACCCCAAACAAAAACTCGCGCACGAGCGCAAACGAACCGCCCGCCTGGCCGCGAAATTCGCCGAGACGGGACGCGTGCCATTGCGTGTTGTGGCTATTGGGCCGAAGAGGAAGAAGGTGACGGCATGACCAACCCATCCGCCGACGGCTTCATTACGTTCTGCGAGCAGTATTGTGTTGACGTGTGGAAAGTTGCGAATGCTACCGGCGACTGGAACGGAGCTGCATACAACCTGACATTGGCGGCTCTGCACGCTGATCACGCTGGTTATCGTCTCGAAGCGTTTGACTATAGCGACATGGGGAAACTTGCCGACGTGCTGGCGAAATGTTCGGACTATGTGGAGAGGAAAACAAAGTGAAGCCATTACATCCTAGCGATAACAAGTTCCACCAGGGCAACGGTGACGATGGAAAGCACTACTGGCTGACACCGCCGGAAGTGATGGTGCCGCTACAGGATGAATTCGTTTTTGACTTTGATCCTTGCCCGTTCCCGAAACCGGAAGATTTCGATGGACTGACATGCGAATGGGGGGCATCCAACTACGTCAACCCTCCGTTTGGATCCATCATGCACGACGGCAAAAAGAAAGGGCCGACGGCATGGGTGCGGAAGGCCATCGAAGAGAACAAAAAAGGTAAGCTGGTTGTGTTGGTGTACCCGATTGACAAGTGGGTGTTGATGCTTCTGGCGGCAGGCGCTGAAGTCCGTAATTTGGGCGACGTTAAATGGTTAGCAACGGAGGACGGAAGCCAAGGAAATGGTACCGGGCGACATGTTGCCGCCTTCATTCTTGAGCCTCCTACTTAACTGACTTGAAAAGCGCATGAACTATAAAATGAATGACATATTTCAACCAAGCCAAGAACCGGCCAAAAGCATTTACATCGCATT